TCTCAACAATATTTCTATTTAAACGAGGCTTCAAACTTAAATCTGGGTCGTTTTCTTCGTCTTCTCCATTAATATTCCTTAGTCCTTCTAGATTGTTTAACTGGCGGTTAACCAGATCTTTACTAGATAGGCGTTTAGTAATAACGTGAGGAAACATTTGATTGTTAGCAATTCCTTTTGTTGGATTGTTTTCAATAGCACTTCTTGTTACTGAAACTAATGGAAGAATAAGCGCTCCATTTCTGTCCAAAATAGGTTTTTTTCTTCTTAATAGCGCAAAACGCTCACCAGTAGCAAATATAACTGGTACACGTTTCTTTTCGCCATGCAAATCATAATATAAAGGAATTTGTTTATCGAACAAATCAAAAACAGCACGATCTAAATCTTCGACGCCACAAGAAGGAATAACATAATCTTCCGTATAGTTTTCTCCTTCATAACCTGTAGGTGCATATCTGTTTTTGTTATCGATATCAAATTTTGTTGACATTATTCATCTCCATAAAAAGAAGAGCCTACTCCGTTAATGCTTCTCTCAGAGCCATCAGGAGCAACCTTTTTAGGACCACTAATAGGCTCTAAAGGTAGTACTCCATCTTCTCTAAGCTGACGCTTATCTGTAGGTGTTGTGCCTCTTTGTTGTTCAAATGTTGTCTGTATTGCATCTTCGTCTGTGTAACCTTCAGATGTAGGACCGTGTGGATTCTTTGCAATTTGTTGCAATCTTGTTTGCTTTCCTATGACTTTTAATGATACAATTCTTTCAACTTGACCATAAACTAGTTTGTCATAAATTACAGAAGTTGCTTCAAAAAATATTCCGCCATAACTAAAATAGTTACCTTCATTAAACACAATATCTCTGTCTAACAAGTCTCTATAATGAAGATACAAAGTAAGCGTTTTAACAGTTTCTGTACCAAAGTTATTTGTTCTAATTTCTGAAGGTTGCCACTCTACCATGGCTTCAATCTCAATAGGAGGATTAAAAATCTTTTCGATAGACTCTTCATATACATCGTGGACGTTTGACAAGTCTTCTCTTATCGTATAATAATATATTTTTTGACCTGCAACATCTTTTATTATTTCTTTTGTAATATCAGAAATAAAATCAACTTCACGTTGTCCAATAAATAGTCTTCCCATAATCCTATCCTATTATAATCGCGCGGCCGTTAGGCACAGGAATTCTTTTAAGTATTGTAGCCATAGTATCAGACTGCTGAGAATCTGCCTCTAGAATCTTTTGATATGTTAATCCTTCTAAAGTCTCCTTAATTGCTGTAATTAAATTAGTCTTGTCTTCTCTTCCTTGCGACATTAACTCTGAACCATTCATTTGCAAGTCAGATCCTGGTATAGGAACAGATGAAAATTTTAATCAGATCATTCCTAACGTCTCTTTACACAACGCTAAAGTATATTGTCTTATCCATTGCCTAGACATTGAATTAATATTTGCGTATTTTATGTTTCCAAAAGGAATATTAGAAATGTTTGATACGCCTTGAATTGTATTGTCATCATAAGGTATATCTGCCTTATAAGGATCAGAAGGGAAACCAAATCTTATAAATAGATTCATAGGATTATCTGAAGTAGGTCGAGGAAATATTCTTAATTCGCTTCCTTGTAGCCTATAAGAATAATTGCTTCTTCTTACTCTGTTTGATATGTCTAACTGAGAAGCGCGTAATAGGTCTTCAAAAACAGGCAAAACATAAAAAACAGTTTCAGGCGTAAAAGACTCAAACGCAAACTGATTATTTAAATAGTTTATTGCAGAAGTTGTATCAAAAAATCTATATGCAGCTTGAGGTGAAAAGTGGTAAACTTCTTGAATTTTAATTTTTGTTTGCTGCGCAGTTGGTGCAATTTGCTGTTTATAAAGCGGATTAAATAAACTAAGCTGACTATCATCTCCATTAAACCCTGTTAAACTTAAAGTTACTCCATCTGGCCCGGGAATTTTCATGTCTTCGTAAACATTGTAATCCTGCACACCTTCCTTTAACTCAATATATCCTCTTACAAATCCTCCAGCACCACCAACAGCTGCTTCAGTTGCATAAGGCTCAGCCCTACGAATCAAATATTCTAAAGTCTCTCTAGGAAAAGTCTGTTCTTTTCCATGTGGCCCTAGTCTTTTATCTACAACAGGTTCTAACTGAAGATATTGTGGCTCACCATTAGGGTCAGGATTAAGATTAACTTTTTCGCCTGTTGTAAAGTCATATGCATAATTTGCTGCTCTGAACCTTGGATCCGTTAAATCCTGATACTCTAATGCATACTCTGTTTCATCTTCTGCAATACCATAATACCTACCATTTGTATCTTTCTTAAAAGTCTCGCTAAACCCTGTAGAAAGACCAAGAAGATTTGACATATAAGAAGCTGCCTGACTTGCATTAATATGCTTTGAGAATTCAAAAACTGCTTCCTCAAAGTTTGCCCATATCTGCTTGTTCGTAAGCTCAACAGACATGACATCATCTCCAAGACGCCTTCTTATATATAACAACATTGCGTTCGCATCTTCAATGAAATGATCATCGTCATCAAACGCACCAAACGGTGTCGGTTGCTCTGTAACTGAAAACAATGCCATACAAAAAACTCC